ACGACGATTCACACCAATTTCCAGAACCTTGGTGTTAATAACATTCCATGGTGACAACTTCTTTGCTTCACTCTCACCTAGTAGTTTTACGATACGATTGATAAGATAAGGAATATCGAAGACTTCGACATTCCATCCAGTAATGATATCAGGATACTCACTTTGCCACCAACCTAGAAACTTACGAATGAGATCGAACTCATCCATACATTTAAAATATCTCACATCAGAACGTGTGTTCTCATATTCACCACAACCAAAAGTGGTGAAATAGCCGTTCATCTTGATTGTAATGGCAGTTATCGCACCGTCGGCCTTATCTGGCTCAGGAAATCCACCACCGTCAGGTTCACCGACTTCGATATCGATGTTAGCAATTTTAATCTTTGAAATATCCCAATCGACGGTTCCCTCAAACTCATCGGCAATAAAGCAATATTGATAACGTTGATTACCATAAATCTTGAAGTTGTCAACACCATCATATTGCTTAACAAAATTACGACAATCACGGATGGTGCCAGGCTTTACAGGCCCAACATACTCACCATAGATTGTCGTGTATTTGGTTGGCTTATCGGAAGGTACGAACAAGGTAGGGTTGTAATCTACCTTGTATCGAACACAGACACCGTTTTCAACACCACGATATAGGATTTTGCCGCCCCATATCTCAACATTCGTATAAAATTTATTCATCAAGGTGTAATGATCTTTGAGTTAGGAATCTGAATGCCGCCAAATAGGCTGTTATACTGATTTAGAAAGTCAGTAAGAGGCACGGCAGTTGTGACAACTAGATTGCGATTGAATGTTAGTTCTCGTGTATCACTAAACTGTAGATACGGCGCAAGACCGACCTGCGGTGTCTTTGGATTTAGCTGGTCGGGAATCACAACGATACGAACAGCATTCTTTACTTCAATTGTGTTATCTGTTTCTGATACAACCTCAGCAACAATCTCTTCACCGCCGAGGAACTTGATTAGTTTTACATTGTTTGCCATTAGTCTGCAATCTCCATAAGATAGTCGTAAACACCGACCGTTACCCACTTCTCCGGAATTAGAGTAGTGCGATTACCATTCTCATTCACGAATGAATAAGAGTTATCAAGATCCATAATCTTGACGATTCGTTCCCACTTGCCATCAAAGGCACGCTGCTTGAATGCTGTCTCAAGGACATGCATTGCACTTTCACTAGATGGAATCATAGTCTTTCTCCTTAGTCCCATAGTCCACGATAATACTTGCCGAAAAGGCGAAGTCCGTTCTTAACACGATCATTATACTCATTATACTTGTCTCTGTCAAGCATAAACAGTTGTTCACCTCTGTCATCATCATCCGCAAGTTGTTCAAAGGTCCAAATCATTTCGTTTAGAACCCATTCCCACTTGTAATGAACCCAGTTATCTGGCCACCACTCAGGATCATCAGGACCAAGACTGCTATATCGCATATGCTCCGGAACATCCTCGTTATCAACAAGAGGAGAACCGTGCTTGGTATCTCGCAACTGCTTGAGCATAGGAACAATGATAAGAGCAAGTGTATGGTCCATGCTCCAAGTATCATACCGATCAATACGAATATCAATCTTACGCTTTTTCTTTTCTTGAATCCAGTTACAAAAATCGTTTACCCAAGTATCAGCAAGCCAATCGCCAATCTTTTCAGCACGATCTTCGCTAATAAAAGGAATCTTATCAGCAATCTGATAAGGTCCGATCCAATCAACATACGGTCCGATTTTGATTTTCATAATGTCTCCTTATTTCAATCTTGATGTTATGGGCACAAGTGGCACAGACAACAGAGCAACCATGTTTCTCCATTATCTCTTGAACTGAAGGAACATCGTCAAACGGATGCTCATTCATGATTTGCTCTACGGTATTGGAAGAGATTGTGTTACAGGAACATAAGATCATTTACCTTTCCTCTCACATAGATATATAGTATAGCATACTGTGCGGAGGTGTCAAGATGCCTACAATTCTTTTATCTCTCATTACATCAGGTTCCATAAAGTGGCTTTCCATTCTTGTCATTGTAGCAGGGCTGGCAGGCGGATTATACATGAAACACCGTGAGATTGTCAATAACGAAAAACAAATGGCACTCCAGCAATACAACATCAAACAGTTGGAACAGACAATAAAAGATCGGAATGCTTACATCGAGGAAATCGAGAACGTCAATCGAGCAAGATCGGAAGCAATCAATGGTCTTACCCAAAAGAATAGACAACTAGAAAAGAAGTTAGAGTCCGTCGTTTCACAGATTGATAAGCATGTTGGCGCTGGTCGTGATAGAGAATCCTCACAGATACTAAAAGACACAATCAGATCCTTAGAGGAAATGAAATGAAAAAGATTATTCTATTGTTAGGCGTATTGTTACTGGCCTCTTGTAATGACCAGTCGCAGGTGATAAAGTCATATCGTCATATGGTAGTTCATCCTGACGAGGCAATGTATTATTGTCCTGTTGTGAAAGAGTTTCCGAACTGGAAGACTTTGACGGACAGTCAGGTTGCGAAGTTGGTTGTTCAACTACATAAGAACAATTTGACATGTAAAAGTTCCATAGAGTCAATTCGTCAGTTTCTAAAAGATGCTGACAAGAAAGTGAAAAGGGCGGAGTAAATCCGCCCAGTTCATATTATAGATCGACCTTGTGTGGCTCGATTGTATTTGTTGAATTGGTAACGTTGCTATCCTTAGCGGCAACACCGACACCAATAAGACCTAGAACAAATGGCCATACTTCGTCAAATGGTGGAAGTGGCATGTTCTCTGGCCAAACTCCAGCATACTTTAGACCGTATGCTACTAGTGGAATAAGGGCAGCAACAGTTGTCTTCCAGTTGACTGTTAGATTCTTGAACATAATAATCTCCTTTAAGATGCCTAGCTAGGCACTCTTATTTAGTGAATACGAAGTTTAACGTGATCCGTTTTTCATGTATTCGAGGCGGAGAACTAGCATGTTGTGTTTGAAGATCGAACAGAACACCTTTACCTTTTTCCGGTGATATCATTCCTCTCTTTGTCACATCTTTTGTAGGAAATCTTTCATTGAACATGTATGTCGGACCGTCACTCTTATCAACATAGTAAAGAAAGATTTCACCCTCACCGGTCGTATCTGTTTTTTCATCATACACATCCACATGCGGTGTGTGGAAGAACCCTTCCGGATAGTCGGGTTGTCTTAGATACATATTGGCCTTCATACGAAACAATCTATTCCGAAATGAACGACCTGTGTGCTTTTCTAGATGCACAACAATCGGCGCAAAATACTTATAGTAATCTGATTGGACTTTAAAGTCATCGACCATCATATTAACAAAGAACGGTGTTTCTTTTACACCAGCTATAGTTTCAGGATAACCTTTGATATATGAGAAGTCGCAGGTGTTCTCTTGAAAAAACCACGGTATTCTTGTGGCGGATGTTTCAATCAAATCCTGATTTTCTTTTGAGAATAAATGATCGATGACTAGCATTGAGTTACTGAATCTGATAGATCGCAGTACCACAAGATGGCTTGATTACGATAGAACCTTCCCAAGGACGTAGCCATCCACGATGCCAAGTTCCCTGAACACAATACATACCACGATGAACTGGAACAGACCAATCACCTGTGAACGGTGGATCCTGAACCGGATTGTAATATGTGCCATATGGTGCATCTGCTAGTGCTGCTGTGCTGAATAGTAGTGCGAATAGAACCAAAAACTTCCTCATTATAATCACCTTTCCGTTAGACCCCATCTTATATTTAACCATACTCTTTCATGAATATAGTAGTCAATACTTAGTAAAATATGTAGCAGTGTGGCAAAACCGGTAGATTTGCCGATATCTCCTGTAAGAAGAAAAGTCCATAAAATGGTGAATGCCCATGCGGTTATTCGATAACTAATCATTCTTACCAGAGTTCTGGTGTGCGTCTCTTTCATGATAAACCAGAACCATCATATTCAGAAAACTGATTATCAAACTCAACTCTTGCCAAATCAACATCACCATGTTTCATTAGTTCTGCTAGAAACACAACAAAAGTCTGTATTCGGTCCTTATTGTATCGTGTGCCGACTTTACCATCTTCACGAACATATGCTGATAGAAGGCAATATGCCTCACTAACAGCATCAAAAGTAACCTTTGCTTTATCACTCATAACATTCTCCTTTTAGCACTTGAACTTTACGGTGGCGTCTTTCCATTCACCTGACATTGGAACCTGGGCACGAACTGTCTTCAACTGACATACACGAGGCTCAACTTTCATCTGATGGGTTTCACATTCACCTGTATTTAGACAAATGCTAATGATAGCGAAAACCAACTCTTTCATGATTTATTCTCCGACAATACACGATGGGCGATATCAAGCATTTCGCCTACTGTGGCTGCTTTTGTGATATCCCACAGTGCCTGTTTATAGGCATCTCTTTCGTCCATAAGATCATAGACAGTTGTGGGTTTATGTTCTCGCATCTTCTGGATGCCTACAATAGTATCTTGATCCATAACTCTTCCTTATAATACAAATAGAATAGAAATGTATAACAGTCCAATGAATGCGCCTAGCAATGTGGGCCAATAACTTCTACTCTCCTTGGGACATGGAGACGGCTCGGTGGTAGTAACGCTCGTATATTGACAAACGATCCTCTTCCGAGTAGTCTTCGGGAATGTCAATACCTTTGACTTTTCTCCAGATTTCATTTGCCATCTCCAATCTAAACTTACGATCTCTGCGTTCGCTTTCTGCTAACTGCTTAAAAGTTTCGTCATGCACTTCAAACATCTTTTGAGTTATTGCTATCAATCTGGACTTGTCTGTCATTATTTAGTGTCCTCTCCGCAAGGTCTATAAATGCCTGTCTTAGATTTTCTTCTAAAACAACAGGACCATTTCTCTTTAGCATATCACGAAGAAAGGTGCCATCT